AACAGCAACAACTGTTTCTTTAGTTGTTCAAGGTGACACATTAACTGTTAATCAAAATGGCAATGGTAAGATTACAAGTGGTGGCAACTTAATCTTAGATGACGATGTTCAAGTAACTGGCACATTAGATGTAGATGGTAACACAAATCTTAAAGGCAACGTAACACTTGGTGATGATGGACAATCTGACTTAACAACTTTCAACTCTATTGCAGTTTTTAATAGTCTTGCATCTTTTGCAAACTTAGACACATCAACAATCCAAGGGTATGAGTATGCACATAGTCAAGGTTGGTTAACAATCGCAACAGGTTCAGTTGTCTATTGCACAGATGGTGATGCAGGTTCACCGTGTCTAGCTGTATTCACTGGCACTAACTTTAAGATTTCGTCACTTGGCGGCAATCTCTCAACGACATAATGGAGACGAACATGGCAAAACCAAAACTCATCAATAATGACAGAGAAGCATATGAGAGTTATCCAACAGTTGATACAGAGATTGCACTAATCAAGCACGATATTAAAAGCATCCGTGATGAAACTAATATTCACAACAAACAAACAGAAAAAGATTTTGCATCAATACATAAAAAGATAGACAAGATCGACAATAGATTATGGTGGTTAGCAGGTATCATCATAGCAGCGACAGTAGGACCGTTGATAGCGGGTTTATTTACCTAACCAAGGGGAAATGGGAGAGACAACATGTCAGAAGAAAAGAAAAAAGTCGGAAGACCAAAGATAGAACTAGATGAAGAACTGCTATTCAAACTAGCAACGATTCATTGCACTATGCGAGAAATGTCAGATATTATGGGGTGTTCAGAAGACACTCTAAAGAACAATTTTTCGGGGATTATTGACAAAGGGAAAGCAGATGGGAAAATGCGTCTACGTAGAAAACAAGTAGAAGTTGCAATGTCTGGACAACCAACAATGCTTATCTGGCTTGGCAAACAAATGCTAGGTCAAAGTGAAAGCCCAATGTCAGACGACGATAAAACTATTCTCCCATGGAGTGATGATATTGCCTCTGAATAATGCTCAAACGGCAGTAGCATCTAGCGATGCAAGATTTAGAGTGTTTGTAGCTGGTAGACGAACTGGCAAAACATTTCTATCAGTAAGGGAACTTGCAAGATATGCACGTTTCCCAAATAAAAAAGTAGTATACGTTTGTCCAACGTTTCAGATGGCACGTGATATTATTTGGTCAGATTTAAAAAGAAAGCTAGATGCTCTAGGGTGGATAGCAAAAACAAATGAAAGTAGATTGGAAGTCATACTAGTGAACGGTAGCACAATCATGTTAAAGAGTGGAAACGATCCAGATAACCTACGTGGTGCTGGTTACGATTTCGTTGTGTTTGACGAATGTGCAGACTTGAAGCCAGAAGTATGGTTCGAAGTTGTAAGACCAGCACTATCAGCACAAAAGCCACCAGGACATGCTCTATTCTGTGGAACTCCCAAAGGCTTTAACTGGTTCAAAGATTTACATGACTTAGGCAACACAGAAGACCCAGACTGGGACTCATGGCAGTTTACTACACTAGATGGCGGTAATGTTCCAGATAGTGAAGTAGAAGCGGCTAAGAAAGATTTGGATACTAGAACATTCAAGCAAGAGTATGAAGCAAGTTTTGAAACATACAGTGGTGTGATTGCTTATAACTTTAAAGATGAGAATATCGCAAAGTATACTGGTGAACAACCAAAGCAAATCTTAATCGGTATGGACTTTAACGTAGATCCAATGAGTGCAGTAGTAATGGTTAAAACACCAACTGGGCTACATGCAATTGACGAGATTATTATCTATGGTTCAAACACTGTAGAGATGTGCGAAGAAATTCGTAACAGATATCCAAAAGAACAGATTATCATTTTCCCAGATCCTGCTGGTTCGCAACGTAAGACATCAGCTAGTGGTAAAACAGATATAAGCATTCTACAGAATGCAGGTTTTGTAGTAAAAGCAAGACCAAAACATCCTGCAGTTAAGGATAGAATCAATGCTCTAAATAGTATACTGATGAACAGTAATAATGAGCGTAGATTTTTTGTAGACCCAAAGTGTAAGCAATTCATTAGAGCAATGAGACAACACGCTTACAAAGAGGGAACACAGATACCCGGCAAAGGGTCGGGACATGACCATATCTTTGATGCTGGGACATATTTGATTGAATTCATTTTCCCAGTGACAAGAAATGTTAAACCCGACAGAACTAAAACATTTGGAGTATATTGATGGACTTAGATTATAGACATCCGCTTTACGAAGCAAATATTAAAGATTGGCATTTCTTCAATGCCAGCTATATTGGTGGCACACAATATCGTTCGCCTAAATTGGGTATGCTGAGAAAATATCTATTTGAAGATGATGCACCCGGCAACCAATATTCTAACAGACTAGAATACACAGCTATGGACAATCTTGTCAAACTAACAATTGACACGTATCGTTCATACCTATTTAAATCAACACCAGTAAGAACATTTGGTAACTTACAAGATGACATCATTGTTCAACGTTTCTTGAACGATGTTGACTTTGACGGTAAAGACCTTAATGACTTTATGAAACAAGCAAATGACATGGCAACAGTCTATGGTCAAGTTTGGATCTTAGTCACAAAAGGTGAGAGTGAAGGTGTTATTACACGTGAACAAGAGATTGAATCAGACATTAGACCGTATGCTAGTTTGTTTACACCAGAAAACGTATGTGACTGGGAATACACAAAACAGTCAAACGGCGCACAACGTCTTTCTTATATTAAAACAAAAGAATGGGTAAGTGAAACTGTAACACGTTACATTGTTTGGACAGAAGAAGCATTCACAACTTATCTTATAGATACAGAAGAAAACAAAGTAATAGAAACTACAGAAGTAGCTAACCCAATCGGTCAAGTTCCTTTTGTTTGTTTACGTGCTAACCCATCTCACTACAAGGGTATTGGTTATAGTGATGTTGCAGATGTTGCAAAAACGCAACAAGCAATCTTCAATCTACTAAGTGAAGCTGAACAAGGTATTCGTATCTCAAATCACCCAACACTTGTAAAGACTGATACAACTCAAGCACAAGCAGGTGCAGGCGCTGTTATCAATATGGATGAAGCAACTGATCCAGCACTTAAACCATATTTGATTGAACCAGCAGGCACAAACATTCAAAGTATCCGTGATATGATTGAAGTTCATGTTCAGTCATTCTTGCGTCAAACACATTTGGGTGCTGTTATGGCAGAACGTGGCTTTTCAGCTAAGTCTGGTATTGCTCTACAAACAGAATTCGAAATGCTGAACACACGTCTAGGCGACAAAGCCGCTAAGATGGAACAAGCAGAGTGGAATATATGGAATCTATTCTGGGCATGGAGTGGTCTACAAGCAGATGAAGAATTCAATGTAGAATATCAAAAGTCATTCGATCTACGTGATGAACATGCTGATATGTCACTATATGCAAAAGCTCTATCAATGGGTATCGAGTCAGAAACATACAAGAAAGCAATTCAAAAACAGATTGCTAAAGTTGTTATTGAAGACGGTGATGCACTAGATGATATTTTTAAAGAAATCGAAGCAGGCACATTCACACCAGATTTTGGGACGAACTTAGATGACGGAACAAACACATAAACTTATTCTAGATGACGTAATGGATAGATTCGATGAAATACTCGAATCTTCCAGTAAAGTCCTAGAAGACACTATTGCAGAGCGAATTCTAGCAACAACTACAGTTGACGAACTGTTAGAACTACGATTAGAAGTGGATAGAGATTTTCAAAACATCATCTTAAATTCTATTCGTGAGTTCATGCCAGAACTAGACGCAATCGCACGTGACACGATTACTCACACTCCGGGAGGTGTGACACCAGAAGATAATCGTGTTGCGACCGAATTGAAGACACAGACTTACTCAAGATTACAAGAAGTAGTTAACTCAGCAAGATCAGACGTTCAGACAGAGATAGTGATGGGAGCTCTTGGTGGGTATGCACTCGCTACAGTAGCACAGAATTCTAGACATGCCGTTAGTGGTTTGTTTATTACAGTTAATGATGTGGAGACAACGAGATTACAGAATCAAATAAAACGATTGAGAGCAGCCGAATCAAGCGCAAGCGACGAAGTAAACGAATTGATGCGGAAGCTAAGAAAACGATTTCAAAACGTGTCGGTGGGGCGAGGTATGTTTCAGAGCGTGTCAAGCGAAGCACATGATTCAGTAATGGACTTTGATGGTGTATTCACTAT